GATAGAAACTGGAAGTACACATGGTACTTTAACTGGACTGAACACGCTGTAAATACACTTGCAGGTCATGTAGGTTTAAAAATAAACAAAGTTGATTATGACCATTGTAATTTATACAGACCACCTATGTACAGAATATTTACGGAGATGACACATGGTTGAACAAGGTAACTTCTTTGTCAAATGTCATAACATTTATTACAATCAACAATGGTTGATAGATGTATTAGATAGTTTGAAACCTAGTGATTGGGTAAACGGAGTTAGTAGAACAGGCGTAGCGTGGAATGTTAGTGAGTGTAGAAATATACCTTATGAAAATATGTGGAAAGATATTGTAGATAATATGAATTTAGATCAAGTTGGTAGTACAGAAAGAACAATACATGGTGAAAAACCGTGGGCGTTCTTTTCTAAATTACCACCAGGTGGTATAAATTTACACTACGACCATAGACGTTGGGGTGCGTTACTGTTTCCTGTAAGAGGTAAGTTTGAAGTTACACCTCAAATATTTGCAACAGAAAACTATACTGAAATAGAAAGATTTAATTTTACTAAAAGTAAAATACACAATAATGGTACACCTGTATTTTTTGATAGCAGAGTTTTACATGCTGTACCTACACCTTTAGATTTAGAGGAAGAAAGAGTTGTATTTTCTGTAAACATACACTCACACCCTACAGAATTTTTTAGAAAAGCAATTGATGGAACATGGTTAAACAAGAATACAGAAAACATAGGTGTATCTAATGAGTAATTTTTATTCTATACAAGCAGATAAGATAAAATTTGATTTAGATATGTTAGTTGATCTATACAAAACAGTAGATCAAACAAAGTGGGTACATAGACAAGATAAGTTACCACAGTATTGGCCTATTGATGAAAACAGTACGTTTGATCGTAACCATGAATTTTACAAACTACTAAAAGAAAACATACATGCTGATATAGATGAAACGAGAGTATATTTCAGTAGAGTACACCCAGGTGGTATACCTAACCATTGGGACTTTGAAAATTTTACTAAACTACAATTTCCTGTTATAAGTGATGAAGAAGATAATGATTGGTCAAAGTCGCCTGTTATCTTTATAGATCAATTTGACCAAGTTGTAGAAAGAGTAGAGCATACGAATAATACGCCTATAATTTATAGTGCGAATTACATGCACGGAACAATCAAATCTTTAGATAATACAAACGATAGAATTACTTTTGTTGTTGATATTAAGTATTGGTTTGCCAGAGTTAGATCAAAATATAACAACGGTACTTTGTTTACAAATAACAAAGCGTTTTGGAGTATGGCATGAACAGGTGGGATATAACTGTTAAACAAAGTAACTATGATTTCAATCCTTTTAGAGAAAGCGATCATGGCAAATACTTTAAAACAATTACAAACATTTATGAGGACTGGTCAAAGGAATTAGAATATGCAAACAAGCAACAATATGATTTCTATTGGCCTAGTCCTGTAAAACCAGGTGGCGATCATTTTGATTACGAGTATGAAAATAAACTAGTAGAAGATTGGGGTATACCTAAAGACTTTGTAATCTACAGAATGTGGACTGCAACAAAAAAAGAGTGTCCTATATTATGTGGTCTAGCAGACAAATTAGGTTTAGAAGACGCACAAGTTAATATACAAACACAAACTACTGGTATGATGTTACATTTACATATTGATAGTTTAACAGGTTTAAGAAAAGAAAGAAAAGATCAATCATCAAGCAGAGCAACTGATCCTGAATGGGGTAGAGTTTTTGTTATGTTAGAAGATTGGAAACCAGGACATATTATTCAATTCGGGAATACATATGTACCGCCATGGAAAGCAGGTGACGTAGTATGGTTTGATTGGGCAAATATCCCTCACAGTACTGCAAACACAGGACCATGGCCTAGAACTATTGCCAAGATAACTGGCAAACAAACAGAAAAGTACAAAAAATTATTATGAATATAACTCCTTTATTTGCTATTGCAATATTATTACCTAGTATTACAAGTAATCAAAGAATACAATACGGCATACCATTATCTTTAATGTTATTTAAAGATGTGTTTTTAGGTTTTCATGGCCTAATGATACCTGTCTATGGTTGTATGATGATTTTTGTCTTACTAGGCAGACATATAAGTAATAGTATAACAGCAACGGTTTTAGGGGTTTTGATTTGGCACGTTGTTGTTAACTTCGCTGTATGGTACTCATACGGTGGCAATTTATTACAAACTTACGTACAAGCAATACCTTTTGATTTTAATCTTCTGGTATCAAGTTTGATATGTGTTACTATAGGAAAATTATGTATAAAATATTACTCACACTATTTGTATTACTAATCAGTTTTACAAACGCTAAAGCAGATGACTGTAGAGGTGATAGACCACAATATGATGAAGATGGTCATCTCATTATCTATATCTGTAAATCATTTATTAGAAACTCAAGCGATTTAACTCATAAAACATATTCTTATGAAGTTGTATCAGCAGACAAAGAAGAAATACAAAAAGTATCTTCTTTAAATGTTGTACAATCTGGTCCTGATGGTCAGTTAACTTCTACGTTTATGAGAGGCACAAATTCAAACCATACTCTTATTACACTTAATGGTATCGCTATACAAGATAACTCAACACCGAATGGTACTGAAGACTTATTTGCACATAGTTTTCTTGGTGTAGATAGAGTTGAAGTAGTTAAAGGGCCTATGGGTAGTATCTACGGACCTAATGCTATAGGTGGCGTTATTAATATGGTTACACAAGCAAATGGCGATAACTACATTGAGTTATCTGGTGGTAGTTTTGGTCATAAATCTCAAATAGTAAAACTCGGTAAAGCAGATTACTCAAAAGGTTTTATTATAGATTTTAGAATAGAAAACGAAACTGCTGATGGTATATCTGTAGTAGATGGTACAGAAAAAGATGGTATTGCTGATAGAAATTATATTTTTCAAGTTGAAAAATGGTTAGGTAAATGGGCGCTTAAAACAAACATTATACAAACTGTAAACAAATCTGATTTAGATAAATCTACAGACTATACTGATTACACTTCTAAATGGCAATTTAACAATCAGTATATTTCTCTACAAAGTAAAGATACCGAGTTTTCTTTTCAAAAGTCAAAACACAAAAGAACATATGACGATAAAGGTACAAAAGATATTTACAATTCTGACCAAGAAACATTTATCGCAGGCCATACGTTTCATATGAAAGACAGTTTAGATGTCACTACAGGTTTTGAACACAATCTACAAGAGGTAGATTTTGATACTAATATTGCAGGTTACGATTCAAATGTAGATAAAGAAAGACACAATCATGGTTACTATATTAATTTAGATAAACAACTTGATAGTGGTGTCTTTTTACATAGTGGTATTAGACTTGATACACCTGATACATTTGAAGATCAGAAAACAGGTAGAGTTGCTATAGAAAAGAATGGTGTACATTTAAGTTATTCTACAGGTTACAAAGCACCTACAGTTTACGAAATGTATGGTAAAAACAACTATGGGTTTTTAGGTAACAGTAATTTGATACCTGAAAAATCAAAAACTTGGGAAGTAGGATATAAAACAAAAGGTCATAGTTTTGTTTATTTTGAATCTGAAATAGATAATTTATTAAAATATTCAAATAACACTTATGAAAATGATACTAAACCAAGTGAACAACATGGCGTAGAATTAAACAACACGTTTAACTATGGCAAAATACAATTTAATAATAGTTTATCTTATACAGTATCAAAAGATGGTGATAATAAAGATATGTTGAGAAGACCTAATTGGCAAAATACTTCAACGGTATATTATGATACTTTCTATGTTGACTTTAATTACTTTGGTAAACACAAAGATATTGACGCTTCAACATATGCTAGAAAAGATATGCCTGCTGTTGAAACATTTGATATAGGACAAAACATATCAAAAGACAATAACACTTTCTTTTGGAGTATAAACAATGTGTTTGATAAATCTTACGAAAGACCAGACGGTTATAATCAATACGATAGAACTTTTAATCTAGGATTTAGAAGATACTTTTAATGTTTGATACAATATTTTGGGCTGTTATAGGTACTTTAAGTGGCGTCATATTTGGTGTGATACCAGGTGCAGGACCGTTTGTTGCAACGGCAACTCTATATCCTTTCTTAACGCATATAGAACCTGTCAATGTTATGATGTATTACATAACAGTTTTGATTGCAACTAATTATACAAATAGTGTAACTGCTATTCTGTATGGTATACCTGGTGACGCCACAGCAATGAGTACTGCAAGATATGGTCACAAATTATTCTTAAAAGGTTTTGGCAATCTAGCAGTTGCCTCTAACGCTGTAAGTAGTACAGTAGGAGTTATATTTGCTTTTACTGTTTTTATTTTAGTGTTGCCTTACATTATAGAAGTTTTTAGATTTTATAATAGTGTATTACAGACAGTTATTGTTGCAGCTGCAATTATAATGATTACACTATTGACAAAACAGAATAAATTGTTTACAATAGTATTGTTTTTATTTGGAGGCATGATTGCAAAAATAGGTATAGACCCTATTACATTTGATAGTTTTTTGACTTTCAATAACTCATACCTCGCAATTGGGATACCTTTTGCAAGTGTGATGATAGGATTATACATAGTGCCAGAACTAACAAAGTTAAACAATTTCAAAGTAGGCGTACCTAAACGTATAAATACTTTTACAGTTGGTAAAGATACTACCACCCCTACACTTATAGGAAGTTTCGTAGGATTTTGGTGTGGTATGATACCAGGTGTAACAAATATTCTTGGCAGTTATGCAAGTGCAAATATTGTTAAAAGGTTTTTCAAAAAACCTGTACTTAAAAGCATAGCAGCCGCAGAGGCAGCAAATAATAGTGGCGCCTTATCATCACTATTGCCTTTGCTTATACTAGCGATACCCATAACGGGAAGTGAAGTTTTGATTTATTATATTATGTTAGAAGATGGTTTCGTTTTCAACGCTCAAAATACAGTCAAACATTTAGAAAGTATAATTTATATTATACCCTTTGTTACTGCCTTTTGTTTGGGGTTAAGCTGGTACGGTTTCAATCTGTTAGGTAAGATTGCATATCTCTATAAACAATATAGAACAATTGCAAACATCTTACTTCTCTCAATAATTAGCATTGCAAGTATATCAATATTCGCCATACGTGAATGGATGATTATCTGTATATTTGTTTTGTCTATAATCGGTTTCTTAATTAGACGCTGGGACACTAGTCCTATTATTTACGGATACTTTCTAAGCGATCTATTTTATGAAAATTTAATTAGAACATTAATAATCTTATAGGAGATAAAATGAAAAAAATAATGTTAATAATAATGAGTATGTTGTTCAGTACAATGGCATATGCTCAAGTACAAATAATCAATCCTGGTTCACAAGAAGGTGTCTTCAGACAAATTCTTTCTACAATAGGTGATACAACTGACCATAACTTTGTTCAGGCAGATAATCCAGTTACTGCATACACTTATATAGAAGGTGCTGAAGGTGGCACAGAACCTATCTTAACGATATGGTCTAGTGAATGGCCAGGTGACGATAGTTTGAAAAGTCCGAAAGTATCTAAAGATAACATTGTAGCTTTAATGACATATGAAACTCTTATGTGTAGTAGAGCATACAATTCACTTGAAGATATGAGTGGACAAACTGTTAAGATTGCGACATGGGGATCAGAACCAGTTGCAAAATTCTTAAAAAATTTAGGTGCAAAATATGATGTAAATTTTGTAGTTGTACCTTATTCTGGCAGCGGAAGTACTACTAAAGGTTATGTTGGCAAAGACGCCGATACTGTCTTTACAATTACTTCACGTCAAGCCGCATTAGAGGAAGATGGATCTAAATGTATTGCCTTTTCAGAAAAAGGTGAATTAGGTTTTAGATTTGTTGACGCAATCATCACCATTAATGCTAACTACGCCTTAACAAATGAATTACGTTCTACTGTAACAAACCTCTCTACTACTACCGAGTGGAATAGTAAATTCAAAGGCTCTGTAACTTATGTTGGAAATGGTTCTAATCAAACTATTAATATGTTTGAAGAGGCTGTTGCTAACTTTAGTAAGTAATACAATTATGTAAGAGCTGGTTGGCATCCTTATAGTTGTCAAACAGCTCTTGCTGATCTCTACCAGTTATATTAAGATTTACGTTAAACTTCTTATTTTGTAGATTTTGAAATTCAGGTATATTCATACCGACTTCTAACTTTTTATTCAGATAATTTAGATATTGTTCAACGATTTCTATATTCTTTATTTCTTTAATTACACCAGGTTTTAATTGAGTACAACCCCATAGTAGGTGATTTGTAATTTCTGGTTCTTTGTTGTTACCTATATTGTTAAATATATTATTGCCAGGTAACTTATCTAATATATTAATAAACTGACCTATACGTGTATTAAAATCTATTGCAATTAATTTTTTACCTGATATATGAAAGTCAGGACCTGCAAAGTACATATCTTTTACTTTTAGTTTATCAACTATAGTCTGTACGAAACCATACATTATTCTATGTTGTTCTTCATCTACTTCACTCACAGGTATAGACCATACTGCCATATCTTTTGCAATATCACTTGTCTTACTGATTGAATGTTGATCTATAGGATTTTTATGAAAGTCTAATACATCGCCATACTTTACTTTAGCATTTCTTACGTAGAATAAACAATCTACTTTACCATCTTTAACATAACCATAAGGTGATATAGATGGCTCTTCAGACCAATAGTATTCTTGTGCCATAATTTTACAAGGTACATTGTTAAAGTTTTCATTTTGAATACCTGTCTTATTGATTTCAAAAAAATCATTATGATAATTTAGTTTACTTAAATGATCTAAAAAATGATGTTTGTTATTCCATCTTCTATACTCTATTATAGGTGTATTTTGATCTGATTTAGGAAAGAAAGAATTACTGCCTGTACCTATATCTGGTTTTGTAAAAAACTCATTGCCTTCAAATACATCTAGTTGACTATGAAAGGTAGGTGTAATACTTTTAGGTACGTTATGTTGTAGTCCTATTACTCTACAAAAATCATCAAGTTTTTGTTTATTACTAAACACTTCAGCTGCAAAGGCAGACATATTGTTTATGCCGTAATAACTTTCTAATTGTGCTTGAATAGGAAATAAATTTTCTGATACACAAAACACTTTGTCACAAGATATAATTTCTTTTGTGATTTCTATTATATCAAATCTCTTTGATACAACTAAATCGTCTATGTGTTTTATGAAAGGTTTGTAGCGATCGCCTGACTTGTTTGGCACCACATCACAAACTAATGTGATGTGGTTATTTAAATTTGCTGTGATAAGACCTTCGGTCTTGTTAAGACTACGCTTGTGAGATAATATAATTACATTCATTCATAATATATATGTGTTGATTAAATATTACTTATGGTCGCCTGAAACACCAGATGGTGTTGACGAATAATCTATAGATATATCTTTCTCACCAGATTCCACATCTGGTTTTTCGTCAAAGAAAGTGCCTTCTTCAGATGTCATAAGATCATCTACTGCTGGTAAAGCAGCTGACTTTTCTTTCCATTCATTGTATGATTCTTCATCTCTAAATTCTTTAACAAGTATTACTGATTTTTTATCAGCACTTAATACAGCATACTTATCTAATACGTATAACGAATCGTTATTGATATGCTGATTAATAGTTTCTTCACTCATTCCTGCTGATGAACTTTTGTTAAAAAATTCTTCTACTGAACCAAATGATAAACTGTCGTCTTTATTTGTCAGTTTCCATTGTTGGATATGTGTTGCCATTAGTTAAACTCCTCTTCTGATACTTGGTAATCACCCCAAGCCTTTATGTTTATAAAAAATCCTTCTTCTTCAGATACATTAAAATCAATTTTAGGAATAGCACTTCTTTGTTTTTTCCACTCTTTGTACATAGCAGAGTTGTCAAATCTTCTAACAAGTACAACTCCTTTTTTATCAGGTGTTAAAACGCCTGTTTTTTCATGTACATATTTCGTGTTTATATCAACATGTGCTTTTAAATCCTCTTCATCTGTAGTTCCAGTATATGTAGAGTCAAAAAAATCCACAACTGACTCATAAGTTTTGTTAGGAGCCACTAGATTTTTATATAAAAATTGTACATCTATCGCCATAATTTTAATTCTATATGTATAATACTATTATTTATACGTATAAATACTACTATGGCAGCTACAGCTAATTATAATATAGACCAGGGTGCAACTTTCAGTTCAACTGTAACAGTAAAGGATAACGCAGGAACAGCGTTAGATTTAACTGGATATACAGCAACTGCAAATATGGCTTTGGGATATAGTTCCACAAGAACGAGAACAGCATTAACTATTGTATTTGATAGTGATAGAACATCAGGAAATGTTACAATGTCACTAACTGCAACACAAACGGCTGCTTTAGAAGCACCTGCAAGATATGTTTATGATTTAGACATAACAGATTCTTCAGGAACAGTAACAAGAATAATTGAAGGTCTAATTACAACTAGACCTAACGTATAATAACAAGGAGAAATATAACATGAGTAGTGAAAATATCAACTCAACAACAGCACCTGCGACAGAACCAACTTTTACTATAGACGGAAAAGACTATAAAAAAAGTGAATTGTCAACTAAAACTTACAATTCTATTATAGTAAGACAAGATTTGCAAGCAACTAAAATCAAACTTTCTTTAGAGTTAGAAAAGATTGCAATTCTTCAGGCTCACTATGATAATGCCATCGCAAACGAATTAGGTATTGAAATCAAAAAACCAGAACCTAATTCATCTACAACTGGCGCTGATACTGATAAAAAGTAGTTGAATAATACATAATTGTACTTGATTTAGATACCTTATTATTATAAATATTGTTATAACAACACAGTATTAATAGGTAAAAATGTCAAACAATATTACGGCAACGTATAGTACAGGTAGTAACACAACTGCTACAATTAATAATAATACAACAGGACCGAAAAACGTTTCTGTAACTTCACCATCGGTTAGTCAATTACAAAGTAATGTTAATAAACTTACTGGATTGACTGACGTAAATTCGTCAACGCTAGACGATGGTGCAATGATTCAATATGATGACCAGACTAAAAAATTTGTAACGAGAACTGAAATAAAAACTGAAAGTGGTAATTTAGTATTAAACGGTGGCACATTTTAATAGGGAGAATTAAATGGCAACAATTATAAAAATTAAACGAACCACAGGTTCATCGGCACCTTCAGGTTTACAGCAAGGGGAACTTGCTTACGTTTACGATACATCATCAGCCAGTACAGGCGCTGGTGGTAATGGTCTACGATTATTCATTGGAGATCATACATCAACATCAAACGCCGCAATAGAAATTGGTGGTCAATATCAGAAACTTTTATTAGATCACGCACATGGTACACTAACAGCTTCATCTGCTATAATAGTAGATTCAAATAAAGCAATAGACGAATTATTAATAGGTCGTTCTGCTACAGTTGGTGGTACAATAAAATTCAACGAAGGTACTAATAACGGTGCACATTTTGTAGCATTAAAATCTCCCAATAGTGTTGCAAGTAGTTTAACGTTTACTTTACCTGGTACAGATGGTTCTAATGGTCATATATTAACTACAGACGGTTCTGGTAACCTATCATTTGCTGCCCCAGCGTCAAGTCAATTTACAATTGCTGCTGATAGTGGTTCAGATGATACATTCAATACTGGCGAAACTTTAACACTTGCTGGTGGTACTGGTATAGATTCAACAGTATCTAACAACCAAGTTTCATTTGCTATAGACGCAACTGTTGCTACGTTGGCAGGTACACAAACATTTACAAACAAAACTTTAACATCTCCTAAATTTAATGAAGACGTTGCCTTAACTGCAACATCAACTGAATTAAATTTACTTGATGGTATCACTGCTGTTAAAGATGAAGACAATATGGCGAGTGATAGTAACACTTCACTTGCAACTCAACAATCAATCAAAGCATATGTTGACTCACAAGTAACGGCACAAGATTTAGATTTCCAAGGTGACTCTGGTGGTGCATTAAACATTGATTTAGATTCTGAAACAATGACAATTGCTGGAGGAACTGGTATTGATACATCTGGTTCTGGTAACACTTTAACAGTTGCAATAGACTCTACTGTTGTTACAAAAACAGGAACAGAAACACTTACAAATAAAACACTAACAAGTCCTACATTAACTACACCTAAAATTGCTGACGATGGTGCGATTACTGACGCAGCTGGTAATGAACAGATTATATTTCAACAGACTGCAAACGCTGTTAACGCTGTTGAAGTTACAAACTCTGCTACAGGTGATGGTGTTAAAATAGGATCTGCTGGTGACGATACAAACATTAACTTAATACTTGATCCTAAAGGTTCTGGTACAGTTGATGTTAATTCAAGTAGAATTACAAACGTAACCGATCCATCTGGTTCACAAGACGCTGCTACAAAAGCATATGTTGATAGTGTTGCAAATGGTTTAGATGTAAAAGCTTCTGCCAAGTATGCTTCAACAGCAAATATTGCTGGTACATACAGTAACGGTGCTGGTACAATTACTGCAGGATCAAATGGTGCATTATCTATAGACGGTGCTACACCAACTGCAGGTGATAGAATCTTATTAAAAGATCAGACAACTGCAACTCAAAATGGTTTATATACAGTTACAACTGTTGGTTCAGGCTCTGCCGCATACGTATTAACAAGAACACCAGACGCTGACGCAGCTTCTGAAATAACTGGTGGTGCTTTTGTATTCGTAGAAGCTGGTACTGCAAATGCTGACAATGGTTACGTATTTACACACAATGGTACTCCAACATTAGGAACAACTAACATAACAGTTGAACAATTCTCTGGTGCTGGTCAAATATCTGCTGGTGCAGCTTTAACAAAATCAGGTAACACGTTAAACGTTGCTGTAGATGATACAACAATTGAAGTATCAAGTGACGAATTACAAATTAAAACAACTTATCCTGGACAAACATCAATCACTACTTTAGGAACAATTGCAACTGGTGTATGGCAAGGCACAGTAATTGATGAAGTATATGGTGGTACAGGACAATCATCTTACACTACTGGTGATATTTTACATGCAAGTGGATCAAACACTCTTGCTAAATTATCAATTGGTGCAAGTGGTAAAATTTTACAATCAAACGGTAGTAATATAACATACGGCGACATTGACGGCGGAACTTACTAATCGTTATATAATAGAGAGATATAATGGCGACAGTTATTAAGTTAAAAACAGGTACAAGTGCACCCTCTACAAGTGATATTACTTCACGTGAGGTTGCGATTGATACTTCAGCACAGAAATTTTATATCAATGATGATGGTACTATTAAGGAAATAGGTGGTGCTAGTTCAAGTAATTTAACATCTTTAAATGATGTAACAGTTGCTACCTCTTTAACTTCACAATATCTTATCTACAACGGTAGTGCTTGGGTAAATGAATTTCAACATAACGTTGGCAAAACAGTTCCTTTTACAAAAGCAGACGCTTCCGCTACAACAATTTCATTAGTGAACAACAAAGATTTAACAAAGATTAATGGTTTTTTAGATCACGTTGTAAGTCAATCATATTATCTGCCATTTACAAATGCAAGTGGTACAGCAGTAACAACAGTAAGACCAGGACATATGCCTGAGATTTCGGAGATATAATAAATGAGTTCTAAAACGCCAGTACGAGCAACCTTTTCGGGATCAAACGTAACAGGATTAGCAGAATATCAATCAGGCGAATTTGTACCTTTAACACATGGTGGTTTAGGGGTTTCTTTATCTATAGGTACTGCAGGACAGGTATTAAAAGTAAACGGTGCTGGTAACGCAATAGAATTTGGTGCTGTTGAGGCGATTGTTAATATTGACAACGCAACAGATTTAGAAAGTGCTACATTAGCAG